AAACATGATGGGGGATTTAGATAATTTTAAATTAATTTATAAACAAAAAAAAGTATTAAAGATGGTAGAGACTTCATATGTTAAAACTTTAAGTTCTAATGCAATAAATTTTGAAACTATTAAGGAAAATCTACAAACAAACTTTGTAAATAAAAATGATATTTTGAAATATATTTCAAAAAAAATATAAATTATATTGTTTGGATGAATTTTATAATGAACCAAGATAGTTTTATAAATTTTGTAAAAAAAATTATGGAAAATGATTTATTGTTTTTTCAATATTTTTTTAAAATTGCCACTAAAAAACAAGGGGTAAAAAACTTTTTATTAAATACAGAGCAAAAATATGTTCAAGAAAAAATTAATAATATTAAAAAAGATAAAGCAGTAAGGGTGATTATTTTAAAATCAAGACAAGTAGGAATTACTACTTATTTAGTAGCTAGGGGTTTTAATTATGTTATTAAAAAAACTAGTTTTAAGGGGGCTTGTGTTGCACATCGTGAAAGTGCGAGTAATAATATATTTAATATTATGAAAAGATTTTGGGAATTTTTGCCAAATTATATAAAGCCTAAATTAAAGATAAAAAATAATAAGGAAATCTATTATCCATATTTAGACAATAGATTTAATTTTGCAACAGCAGGAGGAGGTGAAATTGGAAGATCTGATACATTACATTTTTTTCATGGTAGTGAAGTTGCTTTTTGGCCTAATTTAGAAAATCATTTGTCTGGGCTATTAATGGCAGTGAGTGATGATAGGGAAAGTGAATTAATTTTAGAAAGCACTGCTTTTGGTCCTTATGGAATTTTTTATGATTTATGTATGGAAGCTACTTTGAATAAAAATAATTTTGAATTAATTTTTATTCCTTGGTTTTGGCATAAAAATTATGTGAAACAAGTAGAAATAAATTTTGAATTTTCTAAAGAATGGTTGGAGTATGGGAAAATGCATAAACTTAACAATCAACAATTAATGTGGGCTTATGATAAAAATTTAATTCTTGCTAAAGCTACAAAAGAAGATATAGATAAAGGTCCTAGTATGCGATTTTATCAAGAGTTTCCTGCTACTGTTATGGAAGCTTTTACAATGAAAAAAAGTAATACATTGATTGATTATAAGCAATTACTAGCTTGTAGTATTGATAAAAATTCTATTGAAACAAATGAAAATTTAAAAAAAAGTAAAATTATATTTGGAGTGGATATAGCTAGGGGGGGAGGTGATGAAACTTGGTTGATAGATAGGATGGATAATTATATAGGTTTTAATGTAAATTTAAGACTTAATTTAGGGGATATTATGCAAATTGTTGGAGTGATTGCTGATTATATTAAAAAATTTAGACCTGAAAAAATTTTTTTGGATATGGGAGGAAATGGAGCAGGTGTTTATGATAGGTTAAAAGAGCTTGGTTATGGTTCGTTGCTTAGTTTGGTAAATTTTGGTTCTAAGCCCTATGACTTGCGGAAATACCTTAATAAAAGGGCAGAAATGTGGGGGAATATGGCAGAATTTTTTAATAGTAGTGCTGGATTTGTTATTAAAGATGATTTGCTTTTAAAGCAATTATCTTCTGCATCTTATACATTTAATTCTAAGGGGCAAATGCAAATTTTAGGAAAAGATGAAATTAGAAAAAAATATGGTTTTTCTCCAGATGGAGGGGATGCGGTTGCTTTAACTTTTGCGATGGAAAATTTTTTTATGAAAAATAACTTTTTTGATAAAAATAATAATCAATTTACTTCTAAAAATGATTTGGGCAGATATAACTCAATAGAAAATTATGGATATGATCCGTTAAATTTTTAAATAATCTTTAAAAATTGCAAACAAGGGAGAGCTTTATAAATGGAAAAAGATGTAAAAAAAATTTTGGAAATGCAAGAATATTTTGAAAATAATAGAAAACAATTAGAAGATAATTGGAAAGAGGTTGCTTCTTTTGTTAGACCTCAAAGGGAAAAAAATAATGATACACGGGTGTTATATGATTCAACTGCTATTTTATCTGCAGAATATTTAATCAATGCTTTGTTAGGACTTAGTGCAGATTATTCAACAAATTTTTTTGAAGTTATTGATAAAAAAGATAGAAAAAATTTAGAAATTTTAGAATATTTAAAAACGGTTGAAAAAATTTTAAAAAGCAATATTTTTGATAATAAAAATTCTTTCTATCAAAAAATATATGAATTTTATGCGGATTTAGTGTGTTTTGGAAGTGCAATTTTTTATGTTGGAGAAGATGGAAAATCTAATAGTGTTAGGTATGAAGTATTAAATTTAGAAAATACATATTTTGGTAGCATCATGGGTTCTAAAATTGATACTGTTTTTGAAAAACTTTTTTTAAATGTTGAGCAAATTAAAGAAATGTTTCCTGATTTTGCTTTTACTAAACAGTTAAAAGAGTTTGAAATAAAAAATGATAATAAAAAATTTGAAATTATTCATGCTGTTTTACCTGTGGATTTTTTAGATACAAAAAAAGCAAAATTAAAAAACATGAAATTTGCATCTTATTATATTCTGAGGGAAGAGGGTTCTATTATTTGTATAGATGGATATTACGAATTACCTTATATATGTGCTAGGTGGAATACTTATACAAATGAATGTTATGGTAGCAGCCCTGCTTTAAGTGCAATGGCGGATATTAAAATAGTAAACTCTATGATGAAGTCTATATTAATTGCTACTCAAAAAGAAGTTGATCCGCCGATGCTTGTTCCTAATGAGATGTCTATATCTGGTATTAGAACTAATCCTGGGGGGGTAATTTATGGTGGAATTGATCCTATTACAGGGAATCAAATGTTTCGACCTCTTGTGTCTAATTTTAATATGGGTGGGGTTCTTGAAGTATTAAAACAAAGGCAAGAAATTGTAAAAGAAGCTTTTTTGTATTCGCTATTTAGTATTTTTAATATTAGTGAGGCGACTGCTACTGAAATTAATAATGTTAATGATCAAAGAAAAAAGCTGCTATCTGCAAAAATTAGTAGAATTCAAAATGAATTTCTTTATCCCTTTATTCTAAGGCATTATTTTATTTTAAATAGAATGGGAGAATTACCACTTTTACCTGAAAATATGGAAATAAATGATATTGATTTTGTTTTTAAAAATTATGGTGAAGATATAAATAAAAAATTAAAAGATAAAAATTTAGAAGAACTTTTATTGTTTATTGCAAAAATTGAAAATATTAAACCTGAGGTGATTGAAAATGTAAACTTTGATGAAATACTGGCAAGTTATGTAAAAGTAAAAAATTTAGATTATGAAATTCTTAAAAATTTGGGGAATTAAAAATATGAAAAATGGAATGAAATGGGTTGTTTCTTTATTTAAAAGAAATGATAGTCAAGAAAATTTATTAAATGCTTTTAAAAATATTTTTGGCAAAAATAAAAACTATCAATATAAAGAAGATGCAAAATTGATTCTTTTTGATTTAGCTAATTATTGTAATGTTTTAAATACTAGCTTTGTTGGTAAAGATCCTTTAGAGATGGCTTTTAATGAAGGGGCAAGGGATGTTTTTTTACATATATTAGAGATGGCTGAAGTTGATATCTTTGAATTTTTAGAAATAATTGAAAAAATAAAAAAGGAGGATAAATAAGTGGAAGAAAATATAAAAGAAAATAATTTGGAAGAAGAAAAATTAAGACAAATGTGGGGTAAGCAATACTCTGTGAATTTGAATAAAGTTAAGCAAGTTTTGGTTTTTTTAGGGCTTTGTGATGAAAGCGGAAATAGCAATCTTGCTAATTTAGCGGTAGCGGATTTTTTTTTGCAACTTAATAAATTGGGAGAATTACTATTAGAAGATAAAAAATTTAAAACTAATTTTAAAGATTTGAATTTAGATGGGTTGAAAGAAAAAAGATTACAATTATTTAAAGATAAGGAATTTTTAGCATCTATTTATAATGCAAATCATGCTAATCATAAAAAATCTTTAGAAAAATTGTATAGTTTAAGTATTAAAAAATAAGAAATTTGAAGGAGATGAAAATGATAATTTCTGAATTACATAATGAAGGTTATTATAATGCGGTTGCTCTTAATTTGCAACAAAAGGGTTCTAGATTGGCAGATTTAGTGAGGTGTGAAATTCAAACAGTAGATAAATATTTTTATGATAAAATAGCTCCTACAACAGCAGTTGATGTAACTACTCGCCATGATGATACTCCTTTAATTGAAACACAATTTGATAGGAGAATGGTTTCTTTGATTACCTCTGATTGGGCGGATTTAATTGATAGGGAAGATCAGCTTAAGGTGATTTATGATCCTACTAAAGCTTATGCTTTAAATGCAGCTTATGCCTTGGGGAGAAAAAAAGATGAAAGAATTATAAATGCGGCACTAGGTGATGCATATACTGGTAATAGGGGTGAAATAGCAGTTCCATTGCCTGAGTCGCAAATTATTTCTGTTGATTATTCTGATGATGGGGTAAGTATTGAAGGTGAATCTAGTGGGCTTACTATAGATAAATTAAGAAAAGCTAGATTTTTATTGGATGATTCTGATATGGATGATGATGAAGAGCAATATTTAGTTGTAACACCTAAGCAAATATATGATTTATTAAAAACAACTGAAGTAACATCTGAAGATTATAATACAGTAAAGTCTTTAGTTGATGGTAAAATAAATACATTTATGGGGTTTAAATTTAAAAAAGTTAGTTCTGCTTTATTACCTAAAGATGAAAATAATGTAAGGAAAATATTTTGTTTTGCTAAAAGTGGTATTTTACTTGCTATGGCAGAGGATATTAAAACTAATGTTAGTGTTAGAAAAGATAAAAGAATGGCAGTGCAAGTTTATGCATCTTTATCTTGTGGGGCAACTAGAATGGATGAAAAAAAAGTTGTTGCAATTATGTGTTCTGAATAATTGTTAATCTAAAAACTCCAATGATATATGTATAGAAAAAATAATTATGCAATATTGTTGGAGTTTTTTATGTAAGATATGTTTTAATATATAAATAATGTGGGTGAAATAATGCCAATAAAATGTAAAAAACTGGATATAATCAATAGATCTATGTTGTTGATAAAAAAAAGTCCGATTACAGATTTAGATGAAGATAGCGAAGTTGCATCATATGTGCGGTTCTTATATCCAGTAGTGAAAGCAGAAATTATTGAAAGTTATCCCTTTGCTTGTGCTAAAAGTTGTAAAAACTTAATTAGTGTTCATGGTGGTGACAACAATAAAGAATATAAATACAAATTTATATTACCAATGGATTTTTTAAAGTTAATTTCAATATCGGTTGATACTTATAGTAAAGATGGAATTTATATTTATTGTGATGCTAAAAATGTAAAAATTAAATATCTTGCTAATATTGATGAAGAACTGTTTACTGTTGATTTGGCAAAGCTTGTAGCTTATAAATTGGCAATAGAATTAAGTTTATCTTTAAATGTGGACACTAATTTGATTTCACAATTACAAAATATATATGATAAAGAATATGCTATGGTTGTTAGCTCTGAATTTAAAGAAGCTAACTTAAATAATTATACTGGAAATACTTTATGG